TGCTCCCGTCGCTCTCTCCAGTTGTGATATCGTCATGCGTTCATTTTTGCGTACCAGCCCGATAATTCGGGCCTTCAGTTCTTCACGCTGTTCGTGTGTAAAAGGTTTCGCCATAAGCGCCTCCGGCTATCACTTTTCCGATACAACACGGCGGGAAGAATCAGTAATCTGTCGAACAATATCCCGGTGCTTGTTCAGCTCCCGCAGCGCGGCGCAGACTCGCTCCCACTTCTGAACATCACTTTTCGCCCTGCGCAGCGCCAGGTTTGCCCTGCGCAGGGACGGAAAAATCAGCTCATCTGCTTGCGTTTCGGTAAACGATAGCAACGGCTGCACAATGTCCGCCACAGTTTCTGTTTTAATTTCTTCCTGTGTTGCGGCTTCCCGGACTGGTAACGCAGCACCTGCTGGCTGAGGAAAGGCCTTACCATCATTTTTCGTTACCGGCGCGGCTTTCGGATCTGCTGGTAAATTACCCCCCGACATGCAGTAACGAAATTTACCGTTCTGATTAACGCGTGCCAGCCGCCCCGTTGCGGTTACCACCGCCAGCGTGGAAGCAACCTTGCGAGTACTGACGCCGAACTTACCCGCCAGTTCCTCACACGTTTTAGCACCATCCTGACCGATAAACTCAACCATCATGTCTGCGGTAACTTTTGGAGCGACCTCTTCGGTTACCACATCCGGCGCTTCAGGTTGTAGTGCCTGCCCTTCGGTTACCCCGGCTTCACCTTCGACAGCCAGAAACCAGGTGTGACCCGTTTTATCAACAACGCCATTTTTTTTGAGTTCCCACAGTTCGTTAAGAACTTCTTCACGGCTGATATCAAGCCGCGCCGCCAGTTCAACAGAATTGGCTTTTCCCATCGCTTTCAGTGCATGCAATACAGTTTCCATCGAAAATTTACCTCGTCAAAAATTCTCACATACCCTGACGTCCAACGTTTGACCGCCAGCTCTCCCAGTTAAAATTCACCCAACGACCACCATTCATGGTCATACGGTCCATCACCCGATCTCCGAGGAGTGTGCTCATCGCTGCGTGATTCAGGTTCGTCAGCATTCCGACACTACGCATCGAAGCCGTTCTGCGGTCGACTATCTGGTTCAGCGTGACCTGCTCGTTGCGCGTATCCCGCTGCATGCCAATTTCATCAAGGACCAGAAGGTCAACTCCACAAAGCTCCTGTAAAAATTTTTCCCCGGACTGGCCGTTGTCGTAGCCGTCATGCAACACGCTCATGACATCGGACACGGTGACGATAATCACGCTTCTCCCCTTCGCCATCAGCCGATTGCCAATCGCTGCTGCCAGGTGATTTTTACCGGTACCAGGTTTACCGCTGAACACGAAGTTTGTACATCCGGTCATCAATTCATCGGCAATGGATTTCGCCTGGCTCAGAGCATGGCGCTGACCGTCGTTCTGCACCCGGTAGTTCCCGAATGAGCACTTCCTGTGAAGCGGCTGGATGCCCGCACGGTTCAGGATTTTTTCAACCCGCACCTGATGATTCAGGCGGTTAATCTCCTCGCTGCGTTTTCGTCCTTCAGCAAGTTGCCATTCCCGCCACTCCTCCACCGTCCGGTACGGTGGAACCGCCCCCTGTGGTGCAAGTCTGCGAATACGTTCAAGAACCCCAACTGCCGCAATGTTTTTCATGACACGTCACCCCCTGAATCCCGGCGGTATTTCAGTGTCCGGTTCAGAAATGTGATTCACGCAACGCTGCGCAGGCGAACGCCCCAGGCGGATAACCAGTTCATCCCATTTTTCCCGGAGTTTTGCCGGACTCATGATGTTTTTTACCCAGAACGAATCCCGCTGGAGACGCCCAAACATTTCACAAATTTGTCTGTGAGTTCTGCCATCCAGCATCCGCATTGTGCGAACGTCATTGGCCCATGCTGTCCAGTTGGGTTCTTTCGGTCTAGTGATCTCGCCATCATCGCTGGCCGCCTGCTCGTAAAGACTCACGATTCGTCCCCAGATCCACTGTGCGCACACCAAATCTTCCTGACTTCCCCACTGGCGTTTTTTCGCACTGAACACAACCGCGTCAGGGTGTCGGGTTAAAAAATCCTGTTCAGCCGTCTGCGGGTCCGGTTGCGAAGCGTCCGGACAAGAAGATCTTTTATCTGACGGATCAGGTTTTAATACTGACGGATCGGGGTCAATCATCGCCCCCCTAATCGGCAGTTTTTTATCAACAGTTGATCCATCAAAATTTGACGGGTCAACCGTTGAGGGGTCAATATTTGACGGGTCAACTGTTAACGGGTCATTTTTTGCCGGGCTAATTTTTCTTTTCGGTTTATATGACTCACGCGCCGCCGCCGCAGCTGCTTCGAGTTTTTCCACATTAAGCCGATAGATATTGCTTACATTACGCCCACCGACCTTACGCTCTTCCTTCGTCAGCCAGCCCTCTTTCGCCAGTTCTGCAATAGCCGATTTCACTGTGGATTCACTTCTTGCACCGATCTGACGCCGGATAGTTTCAATGGCAGGCCATGACACGCCCTCGTCATTGCTGTAGTCTGCAAGACGGGCCATAACCGCCACCCTGGATAAGATCATGCCGGTGAAGGCGCACCCTTCCCAGACAAGACCATGAAGCTTGCTGCTCATAAAACCCCCGAACACCGTGCTTTTAGTGCATCACCACAGCATTCCCTGCCGGGCCGCCGCGATTCATCTGGTCATACAAAACAACCGCTGACGCAACAAAATCATCGACATCCTTCACCAGCCGATCCCTCCGTTCGACGATCTCACGGTAATATTCAGAACTGTGGCTGCGCATACGGGCCACCAGCAAAGGCGGCATCGCCTTTTCGATCGCCGGTAACAGAGCCTGCATTTTTTCAACAGCATCAGGGGTGTCTTTATCCAGCCAACGGAAAATTTTCTGGGTATTACGGGCCAGGGCTTCCGGATGGCTGTCGTCGTACAGTTCAGGGAACGTCATCCCCAGTTCGAAATAAGTCCGGGCTATTTCAGCTGCAGGAACTTTCTCACCATCAGGGTATGCCCAGGCATTCATCGCCATGCGGATGTGCTCATGTTTGATTTTCATGAATAATTTGCCTCTTGATGCTTCGGGTATGATCGTTTTCGTCATTTGGTTGCTTCATCGACATATTCTGCGAATAACATGACGAGCGTCGTAAGTATGTCCAATCAACATCAGGACGAAGTTCTTCACACAGAACACCACCTTTTGTTGCTCGTTCAATCGCAGGACATCTCTCAGCAGGTAACTGACGTACACCTTTGATCCATTGATTTACGCTTGGAGGAGATACACCTAAAAGCCTAGCCATTGCTGATTGCCCACCGACAACAGCACAAGCTCGTTTGAATGAATAGTTATCTTTTTTCATCGAATGAACTCCAAAAAACACGCAACAATATTAGGCTTAGCCTAATGAAATTGTCAATAGGCTATGCCTAATACATCGAGAGTAGGGATTGCCTAACGCGATGCGCATAGGAGACTATTAAGCAATGCTTAGTGGTAAAGACTTAGGCCGAGCGATAGAGCAGGCCATTAACAAAAAAATTGCATCAGGAGCCGTCAAATCAAAGGCGGAAATCGCACGTCATTTCAAAGTCCAACCACCATCAATCCATGACTGGATTAAGAAAGGTTCGATAAGTAAAGACAAACTTCCAGAACTATGGCGTTTCTTTTCTGATGTGGTTGGTCCAGAGCATTGGGGGCTTAACGAATACCCCATACCAACCCCATCCACTTCAGATACAAAAAGTGAACTTTTAGACATAAACAGCCTTTATCAAGCCGCCTCTGATGAAAAAAGAGCAATTGTGGCTTTCATCTTATCTGGAAATGCTACGGAGCCTAGTTGGGTTGATCATGACGTTCGCGCCTACATTGCCGCAATGGAAATGAAGGTAGCTAACTATCTGAAAAATCAAGAATCAAAACGGAAAAGCCAGAACATCACCAAGACAGGAACTTAAACTTATATGGTCCGACGGGAAATTCCTAGTTCCCGTTAGTTAACTCCTACTACCTCTTCCACAAACCATCACCTATTAGGTTGCGCCCAAATTATTAGGCATAGCCTATTGACAAGTAATTAGGCATTTCCTATAGTTTTCCCATACCAACCCATCCCGTCCCACACAATACAGGGCAATACCTCGAGTTACCAGGCAGTGGTCACGGGTTAAGTAGCCAGCCCGAGGCGTAAGAACATGACGGCAGGGTTCAACTTTAATAACTATGCAGCAGGTTTTTGTTCCGCTACCCCGGCGTTAAGGGGAAATGAGGTCAGCATGGATACTATCGATCTTGGCAACAGCGAATCTCTGGTATGTGGCGTGTTCCCCAACCAGTACGGTACGTTCACCGCAATGACGTATACCAAAAGCAAAACGTTTAAAACCGAATCTGGAGCGCGTCGCTGGCTGGAAAGAAATTCAGGTGGGTGATATGGATTTCGACACAATCATGGAAAAGGCTTACGAAGAATACTTCGAAGGCCTTGCCGAAGGCGAAGAAGCTCACAGCTTCAACGAATTTAAACAGGTGCTTTCCAGTTCGGCAAAATCTAATGGCTGATAAGCGAAACAGCACCGCGAGGAATCAGTATGCAGAAACGAGAACCCGTCATCATCGCGCCAGACTATACCAATGATGAACTTTATGAGTGGATGCACCAGAAAATTAATGCAGCGCAGGATCTGAAATGGGCTAATGAAGTCAGGGCTAAGCAGGCTGAAAATCTGTCCTCTCTGGAGCAGGATATCACCAATCTGGAAAAAGCAGCGGCATTAACCATTGCCAGAATGATTACATACCCGCGTTAATAGCTAACCAACGAAGCTAAGGTTGGTAATTAAGGAGTTCTCCACGGGTGAGGTGGAGTGCTTGCGCCGGACACGGGTGAGCATCCGGCACTGACAGTTTACTGAAAGGATATTTCCCTGAAAAGTCAGACCATAACGCGAAAGCGCACGGCGAGGTAGCTGGTTCATAGATAGCCTGTCGTTAAATTTTCGTCGACCGTGCGCTTCCGGTTGTGGCAATCCGCGAAATGGCGCGGCGGTAAGTATGGCGGGGTTATTCCTTCCCCCGTTGAGGACACCGGGTTGTCAGGTTGACCATACGCTTAAGTGACAACCCCGCTGCAACGCCCTCTGTTATCAATTTTCTGGTGACGTTTGGCGGTATCAGTTTTACTCCGTGACTGCTCTGCCGCCCTTTTTAAAGTGAATTTTGTGATGCGGTGAATGCGGCTGAGCGCACGCGGAACAGTTAAAACCAAAAACAGTGTTATGGGTGGATTCTCTGTATCCGGCGTTAATTGTTAACTGGTTAACGTCACCTGGAGGCACCAGGCACTGCATCACAAAATTCATTGTTGAG